GAAATTGGTAGACACACCAGATTTAGGTTCTGGCGCCGCAAGGTGTGAGAGTTCGAGTCTCTCCGTCCGCACCATGTGAAAAGCTGAAAGCCCCGGATTCCGGGGCTTTCGCGTATCTGAGGTTGCGCGAATGTGGGTGTGATCGTTCCCAGCGTGTTCCCAGCGAAAACCAGTGTGCGGCACTGAGACCCTCCCTCCCGCGCGATTTACCGCGTTTTATCTTGACCCATCGAAAACGGGTAATTTTGGTAATTTCATTTTGAGGTGCGCCGAAAAGCCTTTTCTGTCAGTAGGTTAGGATCGGTTCTTAAAGGTAATTTTTTGGTAATTCAGAGGTAACCAACTTACCTAATCAGATGGTCATGTTCCAAAAAACTCCAGCCCTTTAAAATCAAGCACTTACAGAAAAATTACCTTTTGCCTTACCCGAAATTACCTTTGAAGGTAAGCGGACGAGCCCAGCAAATACGGGGCCTCTAGCCGCATTTCGGAAGGGCCTGACCAAAATTACCCATTTCCGAATTCGCCTCTGAAATCGGTTGGCTCGGGTAGCTCCGCAGGCGCTCCAGAAAGAGGCCTCCTGTGCAGGGTTTCGCAGGGGGGCAGGTCACCGAAAACGCCTCTCCAGCGCGCAGCCTGGGCCGCTCTCGGCCGTCCCGCAGGGGTGCGGAAAATGCCATAGGTTTAGCCCGCAGGCGTGGTGGGGGGACGACGGCGCGCGCCGGGTGCCGTATGGTTATCTGAGTACGCTGCGGGAGGGGAGAATGGAATCAGAGTTGTTAGGCGCGCTTGTCGGCGCAGGCGCCACGATCGCGGTTGCAGTGGCAGGTGCTGTCGGGGTCGTCATTAATGGATGGCTTGAGCATCGGCGCGAGAAAGACGCAATCAAAGGGGCGCTATTTGCTGAGGTGAGGGCGCTGTGCTGCATTATCGAGGGGCGGCGATATAGGGAGGATCTAGCGGCGTCTGCGCTTCACGTTCAGCAGACGAAAGAAATGATCGCGTTCACTGTGCCGGTGCCAGAGCACTATTGCAGCATCTATCGCACGCATCTCTCTTCGGTTGGGACGCTTTCGCCAGAAGACGCGGCGGCAATCGTTCGGTTCTATCAGCTTGTGGATAGTGTCGTGCGGGACGTAACGCCCGGGGGGGTTATTGCCGGCGGAACGGATGACCCCCAGCCGTTCATCCAAGCGAAAGAATTCCTTGATGAGGCAATCGACCTAGCCGATAGACTGAAATCCTGATGGTAAAAAGCCGCCTCATGGGCGGCTTTCTTCATTGCGGTTCGGCTCAGTTCTTCGCCGGCAACTCAAACGGCTTGAACCGGATCACCTCTTCGCCCAGCCACTCGTTCACATGAGCCAGCCGCGCCTGGATCGGCTCCAGCTCGTTGCCGGCCCACACCTCCGCCGCCTCACGCAGGGAGCCGAACCCGCCAGCGTTGGTCGGTACGATGCCCATCAGCTGAGGGGGAATGCGCAGCGCGGCGAGCTGATCGTCGCGGCTGATGTTCTTGATCGAGCCGAATTCATCCTTGGCCGCGATCTCGCTCACCGGGATCAGTTGCAGCCCGTCCTTCTTGCCGCCCGGCGCGTACATGAACAAGTTGCGGAAGTTGCCCGGCCCCTTGCTGTCGCGCAGGGCCTTGCGCAGGGCGTCGACGTCCTGCTCGTTCTGCGTCGAGTCGGTCATGTAGAGGATGAACCCGGCGTGCGAGCCGTTCTGGTAATACTTGCGACGGAAGAGGGTGGCCGACTCGTTCAGCAGCGCCGACTGCAGCGCCGAAAGCCACTCCGGCAGCCCGTACACCTCCTGGTTGATATCGGCCTCGCGCAGGTGGCAGATGCTGCCGCGCTCGAACTCATGCTCATCCTTCCACCCACGCACCTGGTAGTACGTCTCCAGATCAGCCCCGCGGCGCATGTACTTGGCCAGCGCAGGCTGTAGGGCTAGCGGCTGGCCGAGCATGTTCCGCCGCCGCTCCAGGTAGGCATTGCCGCACCAGAGCCAGTCCAGAGCTAACTGGCCGAACGCCTGCCGGCTCAGCAGGCGATGTGGGATGAACATGCGCTCCAGCATGTTGCGTTTAAAGTTCAGCCCGCTCTGCAGGTACACGCTCGCCCGGGTCGACTTCGCCAACCCATCCAGCGACAGCGGCGGCTCGTACCAGCGCCCGTTCAGCCAGCATTCCAGGTAGTCGAGCAGCTCGCGCCCATCGAGCACCGGCAGCGGATCGCCGAAGGTGAAGGCCTCCACGCCAGCGGCGGGGGCGGTGGTCAGTTCGCTCATCAGCAGATCTCCATGAATCCAGTGTTCGCCGAGGTCTGCCCCTCGAGCGGTTCGTTGTGCAGGGCGTGGAAAAGCGCCCACGCGAGGTCGGCGTGGCCGGTCTCGTCGTTGCGCCCGGCGGTGTAGGTCATCTGGCGGCCCGAGGCCGTGATCGTCTTGCGAATCGCCATCAGCGAGCTGGCCACGTCCGTCCAGCCGGCATCGAACTCCAGCCGGCCATTGCGGATCACGTCATAGGCCTTGAGCACCAGGCGCGTCTTCACCTCCGGGCTGTAGGAGAAGGTCTTCAAGCCCGGAAAGAACTGGCGGACCAGCTGCGCCACGCCCGAGCCCAGCCCGGTCACGTCCACGCCGATATAGGTCACCCAGTAGCGGTTGCAGGCCTGGCGGATCGCTTCGGCCTGGGCGGCGAAGTCCATTCCGCGGAACTGATGGCGCTCCAGGATGCGGAACTTGCCACCCGGCACCGCCGGCGGCGCGACCACCACCATGCCCGCGCTGTCGCCCGTCTCGGCCGGGTCGTAGCCGATCCACACCGGCCGGTCGCCCAGCGGGCGTGCCGCGAACGGCTTGTAGTCCTCGCCCCATTCCACCCAGCTGTCCACCATGCACGGCTGCAGCATCGTCAGCGGGAAAATGCTCGCCCCGTCGTCGACGAACTCGCACATCAGCAGGTTGGCGAACTGCTCGGCGTTGTACTCGAAGCGCAGCTCCTCCAGGTCGAACAGGTCGCAGCCGCGGCGCTCGGCATCGAGGATCGTCACGATCTGCCGCCAGATCTTGTCCTCCCGGCACAGCTTGCCCGGGGCCAGCGTGTCGTGGCGCAGGTCGATCTTCACGTGCTGCGCCGCCGGCTTGCCCTTGTTCAGCCGCTCGCCCGTCCACCACTTGTACGCCGGGTGCCCCATGCTCGACGGCGTCGAGAAATACGTCTTGCGCCACTTCTTGTGCAGCGCCATGCCCGAGGCGACCTTGTTCAGCTCGTCGAAGCCATGCACCCAGAAAAATTCGTCGAAGTAGAAGTTGCCGCTGCGCCCCTGGGCGGTGCGGTAGTTCGTGCCGAGAAAGTGCAGCTCGGCGCCATTGGCCAGCACGATCGGGTCGCCCGTCAGCTGCCGGCCCAAGGCCTCCTGGACGAACGCCTGCATGTAGTTCTTGAACTGGTGCGCCTGCGCCTTGCTCGCCGAAAGGAAGATCTGATTGCGCCCCGTCAGCAGCGCGTCGATCAGCGCCTCGCGGGCGAAGAAAAAGGTCGCGCCGATCTGTCTCGACTTCAGGATCATCCGCGTGCGCATGTTGATCGCCCGGTACCAGTCCAGCTGGTACTCGAAGCAACTGTCGCGGAAGGCCTCCTCCAGCAGCTCGATCTCGCCCTCGTCGAACTCGTTGCGCTTGGGCGGCGTCTTCGGCGCGGCGTTGCGCGCCTCCAGGTTCGGATTCAGCTCCGCCTGGGTACCGCCAGCCTGGAAACGCTGGATCCGCACCTGCCGCTCCAGCTGCCGGTGCAGCAGGTCGATCTCCTTGAAGTCGCCGCCGGTCTTGCCGCCCTTGAGGATCAGCTGCACGAGCCGAGCCTCCAGCGCGCCACCGATCCGCTCGACATTGTCCGCGCGGTCCCACTCGTCCCGGGTTTTCCACGAGTGGACGGTCTTTTCCTTCTCCTCCAGGAAGTCGGCGATATCCGTCACCCGCCAGCCCATCCAGTACAGATGGCGAGCGGTGCGGCGTGGATCCTGAACGGGAATTTCAACGGTCGGTGCATTCATGGCGCCGATGCTGCCGTTCGCGCGCGCGAGTCGTTACTCCGGCGGCCTGTACGTCCAGCCAGTACATGGCGCGCGAATTGCCCGCGCAGCGCGGGCTGCCGACCATGCCCTCACTACCTGCCCAGCAGCCACCAGTTGAGGACAGCCCGCATGGCCGGCAACAGCAAAAAGTACCGCTCCAAGATGTTCCGCATCGGCGTCGAAGGCGCGACCACTGACGGTCGTACCATCGAACGCAGCTGGCTTGAGGAAATGGCCGCCAGCTACAACCGCGACACCTACGGTGCGCGCATCAACGTCGAGCACATCAAGGGCCTGTCCCCCGACTCGCAGTTCGGCGCCTATGGCGACGTGCTCGCCCTGAAAACCGACGAGATCGAGATCAACGGCGAGAAGAAGCTCGCCCTGTTCGCGCAGATCCAGCCCAACGACGCGCTGCTGGCCCTGAACAAGAAGGGCCAGAAGATCTACACCTCCATGGAAATCCAGCCCAAGTTCGCCAACACCGGCAAGGCCTACCTGGTCGGCCTGGCGGTCACCGACAGCCCGGCGAGCCTGGGCACCGAGGCGCTGGAATTCAGCGCCAAGCACGGCACCCTGACCAGCCGCAAGCAGGACAAAGACAACCTGTTCACCGCTGCCGAGCCGGCCGAGCTGGAGTTCGAAGAGGTGGACGACACCCCATCGAAGGTTGCTGGCCTGTTCAAGAAGGTCAGCGAGCTGCTCGGCAAGGGCAAGCAGACCGAGGAGCAGTTCGGCGAGCTGGCCGAAACCCTCGAAGCCATCGCCAAGCACTCCGCCGACCAGGCCGAGGCGCTTACCGCCGAGCAGACCGCCCGCAAGAGCCTGGAGACCAGCTTCGCCAAGCTGGAAAGCGACCTGCAGGCGCTGACCAAGCAACTCGGCAACACCCCCGATCCCGAACAGTTCAAGCGTCCGCCAGCCACGGGCGGCGACGGCCAGCAACTGGCCAAGTTCTGACCCCGACCCGCCCACTGGAGCACACCCATGCGCAACGAAACTCGAATCAAGTTCAACGGCTACCTCGACCAGGTCGCCAAGCTCAACGGCATCACCTCGGCCATCGTCAAGTTCAACGTGCTGCCCTCGGTGCAGCAGAGCCTGGAGACGGCCATCCAGGAGTCGAGTGACTTCCTCGGCCGGATCAACATCATCGGCGTCAGCGAGCAGGAAGGTGAGGCCATCCTGCTGGGCGTCAACGGCCCGATCGCCGGCCGCACCAACACCGGAGCCGGCAACCGTCGCAACCCGGCCGACCGCAGCGCCCTGGCCAAGGATGCCTACAGCTGCAAGCAGACCAACTTCGACAGCGCCTTCCCCTATGCACTGATCGATGCCTGGGCCAAGTTCCCTGACTTCCAGCCGCGCCTGACCGCCGCCATCGCCCAGCGCCAGGCACTCGACCGCATCATGATCGGCTTCAACGGCACCTCTGCCGCTGCGGCCACCGACATCGGTGCCAACCCGCTGCTGCAGGACGTCAACATCGGCTGGCTGCAGAAGATCCGCACCGGCGCCCCGGACCGCGTGCTGGACGAGGTGGTTGCCGCCTCCGGCAAGGTCACCGTGGGCGCCACCGGCGACTACAAGACCCTGCACGGGGTCGTCTTCGATGCGGTGCAGATGCTCGAGCCCTGGCACCGGTCCCGTCCGGACCTGGTCGTCATGGTTTCCCGCGATCTGCTGCACAACAAGCTGCTCGCCGCGGTCGAGAAGGGCGCCGCATCCAACCAGGAGGAGAACGCCTCCGACGAGATCGTCACCAAGGCCCGCCTGGGCGGCCTGCCAATCGTCGACGCGCCGTTCTTCCCGGCCGGCACCGTGCTGGTCACCACGCTCAGCAACCTGTCGATCTACTTCCAGGAGGGTGCGCGCCGCCGGCACGTGAAGGACGAGCCCGAATACGACCGCATCGCCGACTATCAGTCGAGCAATGACGCCTACGTCATCGAGGACTTCGGCCTGGTGGCCCTGGTCGAGAACATCGAGGCCGTCTGACCATGAGCCTGAGCCCAGCCCAGATCAACCAGCTGCGTAAGCGTGCCGCCCTGGAGGCGGCCGCCACCGCGCCGGCGCAAACCATGGCCGGCGCGACCACCTACGAACTGCAACTCGCCCAGTTGCACCAGGACCGCCTGCGCCTGAGCCAGATCCAGTCCACCGAGGGTAAGGTTGCGCTCAAGGCGCAGCTGCTGCCGGCCTATGCCCCCTACGTGGACGGCGTGCTGGCAGCCGGGCGCGGCGCCCAGGACGAAGTGCTCACCACCCTGATGGTCTGGCGCCTGGACGCCGGAGATTACCTCGGCGCCCTCGCCATAGGCCGCTACGTGCTCGAGCACAACATGACCATGCCGGACCGCTTTGCGCGAACCACCGGCTGCCTGTTCGCCGAAGAGATCGCCATCGCCGCACTCAAGGCCCTCAAGGCCGGCGGTGAGTTCGATTTCGGCGTGCTTGAGCAGACCGAGCAACTCACCCGCGACCAGGACATGCCCGACGAAGCCCGCGCCAAGCTGCACCTGGCGATGGGCCGCGTACTGGCCAAGGTCCCGGATGACGACGTGCGCGATGCGCATGTGGCCATGCTGCAGAAGGCCCGCACGCACCTGACCCGCGCCATCGAGCTGCACAGCAGCAGCGGTGGCAAGAAGGATCTGGAGCGCGTCGAGCGCCTCCTCAAGAAACACGCTGCCACCGGCAGCTAACCGAGCGTCCCCACGCACCCCGGCGGCTCGGGGCCGATCAGCAGGTTTCTCCTTGGCCCAGCTGTGAAGCCCCGACCACCGCCGACCTATTCGAGCCGCGACCATGAGCGCCTTCATCGCCACCAACGCCACCGCAACAGCCGACCCGTTCCCCATCATAAACGACGGCTGGTTCCCCGACCTGGACGGCGCCCACCTGCGCGCCGCCCTGCGCCTGGACGGCAGCGTCACCGATGCCCGCCTCGAGGTCGCCACCGTCAACGCCCTGATCGAAGTCAACCGCGAGCTGAGCCTCTACCGCCGCGCCCGCGAGGAAGAGGGCCACGCCAGCCTCGCCGCCGTGCCCGCTTCGCAGCTCCAGGGCGAGAGCTACCTCGTGCACCTCTACCGCCGCGCCATCGCCTGCAGCGCCGGCGCCGAGCTGGCCGAGCGCATGCGCGACTACAGCGCCACCGGCGACGGCGCCGAACGCGCTGATGCCCTGACCCCGACCGCCGACGAATACCGCCGCGATGCCCGCTGGGCCATCCGCAACATCCTCGGCATCGCCCACACCACCGTGGAACTCATCTGATGGCCAGCCTGCGCGCCCAGCAGGGCGACACCGTGGACGCCATATGCTGGCGGCACTACGGGCGCACCGCCGGCGTGGTCGAGCAGGTGCTCGACGCCAACCCAGGCCTGGCCGACCTCGGCCCGGTCATCCCACACGGCACGCTGATCCAGCTGCCGGAACAGGCCGTGCGCGCCGAACAACGCCAAATGGTGAACCTATGGGACTGATCTACCTCGCCCTCTACAAGGGCCGCGGCACGCTGTTCAACCGCCTGGTCCGTCTCTGGACGCGCTCCAAGTACAGCCACTGCGAGCTGGTCCTGGCCGATGGCCGCTGGCTTTCGGCCTCGGCCATGGACGGCGGCGTGCGCGCCAAGCACATCGAGCTGAACCTCGAACACTGGGACCTCATCCCGCTGCCCTGGGCGGACTATCGCCAGATCGCCCGTGTGTTCCGCGCCAACGCCGGGCAGGGCTACGACCTCTTCGGCCTGTTCGGCAGCCAGCTGCTGCCGGTCGGGCTGCACAGCCGGCGTCGCTGGTTCTGCAGCGAGTTCTGCGCCGCCGCGCTCGGCTTCCCCATGCCGCAACGCTACAGCCCGGCTCAGCTGGGCGAAGTGGTCCAGCACATCAACACCCTCACGCCCAGCGGACAGTGGAATGAAACGCATGCATGACCGTCCCGAAATGGCCTGGCTCGCCACGTGGCTCCAGGAGAATTACCCGATCCTGTATGCAGCAGGCCTGTCGGCTGCCATCGCCGGCTCGCGGTTGATGCTCGGCGGCGGCTCGCTGCGCCGCATCGCCATCGAATCCGTCGTTTGCGGCCTGATCACCCTGGCCGCCAGCAATGGCCTGGCGCTGTTCGGCATCCCGCTAGATGCGGCGCCGTTCTTCGGGGGCATCATCGGCCTGGTCGGCGCCGAGGGCGTCCGCGCCGGCGCCAAGCGCCTGTTCGAGCGCAAGGTGGAGGGCGTATGAGCGAACTCCTCACCATCGGCTCGCGCGGCCTCGCCGTGCGCAACCTGCAGGCTGCGCTCACGCTGGCCGGCTTTGCCGTAGCGGTCGACGGCGACTTCGGCGAGCAGACCGAGCGCGCCGTGGCCGCCTACCAGCGCAAGGTCGGCCTGGTGGACGATGGCGTCGCGGGCCCGAAGACCCTGGCCGCGCTCCACGGCTACGACACCTCGCGCTACCTCAAACGGCAGGACCTCCAACAGGCCGCCGACCGCCTCGGCGTGCCGCTGGCCAGCGTCATGGCCGTCAATCAGGTGGAAAGCAGGGGAGAGGGCTTCGCCAGCAACGGCCGCCCGGTGATCCTGTTCGAGCGGCACGTGATGTTCGAGCGGCTGCAGGCCAGCGGCCTGAGCGAGGCCGAGGCCGATGCACTGGCCGCCAAGCATCCCGCCCTGGTCAACCGCCAGCCCGGCGGCTACATCGGCGGTACCGCCGAGCATCAGCGTCTCGCCCAGGCGCAGCAGATCCACGCCGCTGCCGCGCTCGAGTCCGCCAGCTGGGGTCTGTTCCAGATCATGGGCTACCACTGGCAGCGCCTCGGCTACCTCGACGCCCGGCACTTCGCCGACACCATGGCGCTCAGCGAGGCTGCCCAGCTCGACGCCTTCGTCACGTTCATCGAAACCGACACCGCGCTGCACAAGGCGCTCAAGGGCCGGAAGTGGGCCGAGTTCGCGCGCCGCTACAACGGCCCGGCATACGCCCGCAACCTCTACGACGTGAAGCTCGCCCGGGCCTATGCGCAGTTCGCCGGCGAGCAGGAGCGCGCGGCATGACCACCGCCCGCCAGCTCCTCTACGGCCTCGCCCTGGTCGCCGCGCTCTGCCTGCTGGTCTGGTTCCAGCAGCAGCGCATCGAGGCCGCGCAGGCGCGGGCCGATCTCGCCAGCGAGCGCCTGCAAAGCGCCCAGCAGCGCAACGAGCGGCAGGCCGCCACCATCACCCGCCTCACCGGCGAGGTCGCCACCCAGCGCCTGGACCAGCTCGCCCTTCAGCAAACCCTCAGCGACCTGCGCCAGGCTCACGCCACCGACCAGCTCAAGAAGAAGGAACGCCGCCGTGAAGACCCAACCCATGCGACTTGGGCTGCTCAGCCTCTGCCTGACGCTGCTCGCCGCCTGCACCAACGTCCCGCCATCACCGGAGCCGCAGGTTACCGTCAGTGGCTGTCCGGTCGTGACGCGCTGCACGCTGGGCCCGGCGGCGCCGGCCAGTAACGGCGAACTCAGCGACGACGGCGACTACCTCATGGCCGCCTGGGGCGAATGCGCCGCCAAGGTGGACATCATCGTTGACCACAACCAGCTCAGCACCCAGCCATGAACAAGCCCGAATCCCTGCGCGCCCACCTGCTGGCCGCCATCCCCGAGCTCAAGCGCAACCCCGACCGTCTGCTGGTGTTCATCGACAACGGCAGCATGCGCAGCACCGCGGCGCCGGGCCTGTCGTTCGAGTACAGCTACACGCTCAACCTCATCCTCACTGACTTCGCCGGCCATCCGGATGCCGTCGCCATCCCGCTGTTCGCCTGGGTGCTGGTCAACCAGCGCGAGCTGATGGAGAACCAGGAGAAGGGCAGGGACGCCATCAAGTTCGAGGCCGACATCCTCGACAACAGCAAGGTGGACCTCTCCATCACCCTGCCGCTCACCGAGCGGGGGATCGTCAAGCGCCAGGCTGACGACACCCAGCCGGCCACTGGCAGCTCTACGCCAAGGGCATGCTGATAGCGGAATGGGACAGCATCGAAGGCATCGGCACCGATATCGCCAGCCCGCACCCAAGGCCGCGCAATGGCTGACGACCTGCGCGCCCTCGAGGACTGGGCCGGCGCGCTGCTCAGCCAGCTGCAGCCGGCCGAGCGGCGCCGCGTCACCCAAACCATCGCCCGCGACTTGCGGCGCAGCCAGCAGCAGCGCATCGCAGCACAGCGCAATGCAGACGGCACCCCATTCGCCCCGCGCAAGCCACGGCAGGAGCTACGCGCAAAGGCCGGGCGCATCCAGCGCAAGCGGCAGATGTTCACCAAGCTGCGTACCGCCCGTTACCTGCGCCTGCAGAGCGACGCCAGCACCATCGCCATCGGCTTCGCCGGCCGCCTCTCGCGCATCGCCCGCATTCACCAGTACGGCCTGCGCGATCGCCCAGCCCCTGGCGCGGCGGATGTGCAGTACGCCCGCCGCGAACTGCTCGGCTTCACCGACGCGGATCTCGAGCTGATCCGCGACCGCCTGCTCGAGCACCTGGTGCGCTGAACCTGTAACCGCCACCGCTACACAGCCCCGCGAATGCGCCCCGCGCGCGCGAACGCCAGCATGGGGCCATGAATATCACCGACCTCCTGCGCCGCCTCGAAAACCTGATCCGCCTCGGCACCATCGCCGCGGTGGACCATCAGGCTGCGCGCTGCACCATCAGCACCGGCGGGCTCAGCGTGCCGAACCTGCCCTGGCTCGCCCTGCGCGCCGGCAGCAGCAGCGACTGGGACCCGCCCACGGTCGGCGAGCAGTGCATCCTCGTCGCGCCAAGCGGCGAACCGGCCCTGGGCGTCGCCCTGGTCGGGCTCTACTCACAGCAACGTCCGGCGCCGTCGAACAGCGCCACCGTGCGCCGCCGGAAATACCCGGACGGGGCTGTGATCGATTACGACCACGCCAGCCACACCCTGAGCGCCACGCTGCCGGCAGGCGGCAAGGCCCAGCTCACTGCCCCGGGCGGCGTCACCATCCTCGGCGACGTCGATATCACCGGCACCGTAACCGTCAGCGCAGACGTGGTCGCATCCGGCATCAGCCTGGTCACGCACAAGCATGGCGGCGTGCAAACCGGCTCCGGTACCACGGCGGTGCCCAAATGATCGGCATGTCCGCTGCCACTGGCCGCGCCATCGAGGGCAACGCGCACTTGGCGCAGTCCATCGCGGACATCCTCACCACGCCCATCGGCTCGCGCGTCATGCGCCGCGAGTACGGCAGCCAGCTGCCTGACCTGATCGATTGGCCCACCAACGACGCCACCCGCCTGCAGGCTTACGCCGCCACTGCCATGGCGCTGCTGCGCTGGGAACCTCGCATCCGGTTGAGCCGGGTGCAGTTGTTCCTGGGCGAGCAGCCCGGGCAGGTCGTGCTCGACATCGAGGGCAGCCGCGCCGACGTCAACGAGCCGCTCAGCCTGCGCATTCCGCTGCGCCTCGGAGCCATCACATGAGCCAATTCACCGCCATCAACCTCGCCCAGGTGGCCCCTCCGGATGTGATCGAGCCGCTCGATTTCGAGCAGATCCTCGCCGCCATGCTGGCCGATCTGCTCGATCGCGCACCCGAGCTGGACGCCCAGGTCGAGTCGGAACCCTTCATGAAGCTGCTTGAGGTTTGCGCCTACCGCGAGTTGCAGCTGCGCGCCCGCATCAACGATGCCGCCCGCGCCGTCATGCTGCCGTACTCCACCGGCACCGACCTGGACAACCTCGGCGCCCTGTTCGGTGTAGAGCGGCTGATGCTCAGCCCCGCAGTTCCGACTGCCATTCCGCCGATTCCCGCTGTCTACGAGAGCGACAGCGACTTCCGCTACCGCATCCAGCTCTCGCTGGAAGGGCTGTCCACCGCAGGCCCCGAGGGCGCCTATATCTTCCACGCGCTCAGCGCGGACGGGCAGGTGCTCGACGCCAGCGCCATCAGCCCATCGCCTGGGCAGGTGCAGATAACGGTGCTCTCGCGCTCCGGTACCGGCGTGCCCGACGCGGCGCTACTCGCCACCGTTCTGGCCAAGCTGAGCGACGAGAGCGTCCGCCCGCCCACGGACTACGTCCAGGTACAAGCCGCCACCATCGTCCAGTACCAAGTCACGGCGACGCTGTACTTCTACGCAGGCCCGGACCGTGAAGTGATCATGGCCAACGCTCGCGCGGCGCTGGAGGCCTACACCAGCGGCCAGCATCGTCTCGGGCTAGATGTCACGCTCTCCGGCATCTATGCCGCGCTGCACCAGCCGGGCGTGCAGCGTGTGGATCTGGCAAGCCCAACCGCCAACTTAGTGGTCAACCGCCAGAGCGCGTCCTACTGCACCGCCATCAACCTCACCGATGGTGGCCTGGATGAGTGATCAGCCGAGCCTGCTGCCGCCCAATGCCTCGCCGCTTGAGCGCAAGCTGGAGCAGGCCACCCTGCGCCTCGGCACCATGGCGGTGCCGCTGCGCGACCTCTGGAATCCGGACACCTGCCCGGCGCGCCTGCTGCCCTGGCTCGCCTGGACGCTCTCGCTGGACAGCTGGCAGCCGTACTGGCCCGAGGCAGTTAAGCGCGAGCGTATTCGCGCGGCGGTCGACATCCAGCGCCGCAAGGGCACCGCCAAGAGCGTGCGCGACGTCGTGCGCAGCTTCGGCAGCTCCTTGGCTTTGCGTGAATGGTGGCAAACCGAGCCTATGGGTGCCCCGCACACCTTTGAGGTTGTGCTCACGCTTGGCGCTAGCGTCCCCAATACCGCCGCCTACCAGCAGGACATCATCAAGGAAATCGAGCGCACCAAACCCGTGCGCTCGCACTTCACGCTAACGCTCGGCCTGGCTGCTACTGGGGGCCTCGGCCTGCAGGGCGCCGCAAGGCCAGTCATCTACCGCCGCCTGCAATGCACTGAGGCCCCGTAATGGCACTACCCATCACCATCACCGATGCCGGCCGCGCCGAGATCATCAACGCCCAGAACACCGGCACCGGCCCGGTCACCATCACCGAGATCGGTTTCGGTACCGGTCAGTACACGCCCATGAAAACACGCACGGCGCTGCAGGCGCAGGTCAAGCGCGTGAGCTCGATTGCAGGCCAGGCCGTGGCTGCCGACACCATTCATGTGATGGCTCTGGATGATAGCTCGTCGAGCTACAACGTTGGTGAGTTCGGCCTGTTCAGCGACAAGGGCACGCTCATTGCCGTCTACTCGCAGCCGGCCGCCTCGGGCTGGATCATCCAGAAGGCGGGCCCTTCTACGCTGCTCCTAGCCACCGACATCATCCTGGAGAGCCTCAACGCCACCAGCATCACCTTCGGCGACATCAGCTTCCTCAACCCACCGGCCACCACCTCTGTCCAAGGCGTGGTTGAGCTGGCGACGCCGGAAGAAACCCAGGCGGGTACCGATGGCACGCGCGTGGTCACGCCAGCAGGCCTAAAGAGCCTGACGGGTAACACATCCCGGGCCGGACTTGTTCGGCTAAACGACACCCTCACCAGTACCAGCACGTCGCAGGCATTGACGGCAGCTCAGGGCAAGAAGCTGCAGGATGAAAAGCTCGACAGGGCTCGGGTACAGAAATCGCCGACCGATACCTCCGCGGACGCGCTGCTGGTCGTCGGCGGCTTCGGGATCGGCGCGCATGGCGCCGCAGCCCCATCTGATGATCTGGACCTCATCGCGGCCAGCGGCATCTACAACATCAACACCGGAACGCTGAACAAGCCGGCTGTCTCCAGCGGCAGCACCTGCCTGCACATGCGCTACGCTGACGGCTACGCCGAGCAGCTCGTGCTATCGCGCACCAGCGACAAGATGTTTTTCCGCCGCTGCAATGCAGGTGTCTGGAGCAGTTGGCAAGAGCTCTGGCATAGCGGGAACCTGCAGAAGCAGTCAGATGTAGCGGATGCCTCGACTGGCGCGTTGCTCACGGTGGGCGCCTTTGGCCTGGGTGGAGCCGCTGTCATTGGCACGTCTGCAGACCTCAACACCTACACAACCGGCGGCAAATTCATCACGCCCAATAGCGGGCTGACCAACATTCCAGCAGGCTGGTCCGCTTCCGTGCGCTATCACCTGGAAGTGATCGGCGGCGCCTCATATCGCAGCCAGATCCTCATGACCACAGGATCCGCGCTAGGCTCCACGTTGCAGATAGCGGTGCGGTGGCACAACGGCACCGGCTGGTCGGCCTGGAGCGAACTGTTTCATAGCGGCAACGTCACGGCTTTTGCCAAGGGGCTGCTGGACGATGCCAGCGCGTCAGAAGCCCAGGCCACCCTTGATCTCGTCAAGCAGACCACTTGGGGTGATGCGACCGCAGGGCGGCTGATGACGGTCGGTGCGTTTGGTCTGGGGAGCGGCCAAACGTCAGCCGAAACCGACCTGAACAACCTGACGACACCTGGCTTCTACGGCACCTTGGCATCCGGCGTTTCCAACCTGCCACCGGGTTTCAGCGGGGGTCGCACCGTGGTCCAGTTCATGGGCACCACCACTTATGGTGTTCAGCTCGCCTGGGAGGTTGCCAGTCAGACCATGACGCAATCGCTCTCGTCCTGGAGGCGGATTCGCGGCGGGACCTGGGGGCCGTGGGTCGCGATTCTGAACTCAAGCAACATCCAGACTGGCCCGATGGATACGACCGCGAATGCGCTCATGACCGTTGGCGCCTTTGGCTTGGGTGGCCAGGGCGTCGAAGTACCCGGCGATGACTGCAATCAGATCACGGTAAACGGCACTTACCGGATGTCCAGCGCCACAGCGAACGCGTGGCCCTCCAAGCTCTCCGGGGATGTCCTGATTCACGCCGCGTACGCATCGACGTTCGCGTTACAAATCGGAGGGCATCGTGCCGGTAAAGCGTTCATCCGCTACAACTACAGCGGCACTTGGACCAATTGGGTCGAGTTGCTCAACGAGACGCACAAGCAGGCCAACGATAAAGATGTCACCAGCGGCGCGCTGCTGACGGTGGGAGCATTCGGCCTCGGCCCGAGCGGTGCGGCATTGCCAAATAACGATTGCAACCTAGCGCCGGCGAGCGGTGTTTACGGCCTGAACTCTGGAGCATTGAACTCGCCGCTGGGCGGCTCCGGACACTCGCTGGTACACGTGGCTTACAACAGCGACAACGCCTCGCAGCTGCTGCTGGAGCGCGGCCGCAGTTCCATCTACTGGCGGGCCAAGTCAGCCGGAAGCTGGTCCGATTGGACCAGTCTGTATCACGCAGGAAATCTTTCGCCCGTAGAAACAACTCGCCAAGTCATTGCGGGGAGTGGGCTTTCGGGAGGCGGTTCGTTGGCCGCCGACCGGACCCTTTCACTGGGCACACCTGGAACGCTGTCGGGAAATACGATCAACAGCGTTAGCTCCACGAGCCACACGCATGCCCTTTCCGCTGCCACCGACGCGCTGCGTGGCGTCATCGAGCTCGCTACGGCCGCTGAGGTCGCCGCGGGTGATTCAACGCGCGCGGTGACCGGCGCCACACTGATCGCAGGCCTGCTCGGCCTGGGCAATATGGGTGGTTCTGGTTACGTAACGCTTCCATTCCGCGACAGCACCGGTGCCCGGCGCGAGTTCATTCTCCAGTGGACCACCACCGGCACCGTCAGCAGCACCATGACGCCCGTTGACGTGACCTGGCCCACGGCATTCCCGACCGCATGCTTGGGCGCCGCCTGCCTCGACTACGGGACGTCACTTTCAACAATCAAGAGCTGGAAGGTCATTTCCGACGGCATCGACAAAGTCGGTGCGAAGGTCATGTTCGCCAACGATGCGGGCAGTGGTGACGGTTACGGCCGCGTATTCAGCTGGGGCTATTGAGGAGCAGTACGATGAGTATCTATTTCAGCGCCAGCAGCAACGGGTTCTACGATGGCGCACTGTTCGGCAATCGTACCCACTCGGTTCCCGACCCTGACTGGGTACGGCCCACGGTTGAGGTACTGCTGCAACCTGGTGAAGAAACGACAGTCGACGGCGAGCCAGTCTTCAATGACACGGACGAGCCGTTGCCGCTGAAGGTTCCGGATCTGAGCATCGAGGCGCCGCTGGTGGAGGTTGCCAACCCCGACTGCAAGCTACCGGATGACGCCGTTGAAATCACCGCGGCCCAGCGCGACGAGCTGCTCGCGGGCGTCTCGCAGTTCCGCCGAATTGCGGCCGACGACGGCGGTTATCCGATCCTGGTCGACCTGCCAGGGCCAAGTGCCGCTGAGCAGCTCCAGCGTCTGCTGGATACAGTCGATGACGCAGCAGACCGCGCCCGCTATGCCGTCGCCGGTGATCCGCTGCGTGCGGTGGAATATGACCGCGCCCGCCTCGAAGCCGAGCAGTACGCTGCAGCGGACTTTCAGGGTGAGGTGCCGCCCATGGTCGCTGCCTGGGCTATCGGGGGTCGCACCGCTCAACAGGCAGCGCTGAGCATTATCACCGAGGCCACCCAGTACACCGCGGCCCTGGTGCAACTGCGCGCCGTGCGCCTGCTGGCCAAGGAGCAGATACGCGTGCTGGTGGAAGCCGGCGACCTCGATCAGGCGCAGCAGTTGGCCGCACAGACGGTTGCCGAAATCGAGGGAGCAGTAGCCGGTATCGGCAACAACGCCGGGTAACCCCGGCGGTTTCAAAACGAACCTCGCCTCGGCGGGGTTTTCGTCGTGCTGCGCTGTCGCGACCCGCGCTACACGGCCAGCCGCGTGCGCCCCTTGCGCGCGCGCGTCACTCTCAAGGCTCACTGATCTGGCACCAGCCCTGCAGGAGCTCACATGGCCACCGATTACCATCACGGCGTCCGCGTCCTCGAAATCAACGAAGGCACCCGCCCCATTCGCACCGTTTCCACCGCCGTGGTGGGCATGGTCTGCACCGCGTCGGATGCCGATGCGGTCAAGTTCCCGCTCAACAAGCCGGTGCTGCTCACCGACGTGCTCACCGCCTCCGGTTCCGCCGGCGAGCTGGGCACCCTGGCGCGCAGCCTGGACGCCATCGCCGACCAGGCGTCGCCCGTCACCGTCGTGGTGCGCGTGGAAGAGGGCGCCACCGAGGCCGAGACCACCAGCAACATCATCGGCGGCGTGAGCGCCACCGGCGAATACCAAGGCATGAAGGCGCTGCTGGCTGCTGAGGCCCAGCTCGGCGTCAAGCCGCGCATCCTCGGCGTACCAGGCCTCGATTCGCTGCCGGTCACCACCGAGCTGGTAGCGATCGCCGAGAAGCTGCGCGGCTTCGCCTATGCCAGCGCATACGGCTGCGAGACCGTCAGCGATGCCATCGCCTACCGCGCCGGTTTCGGTGCGCGTGAGCTGATGCTGATCTGGCCGGACTTCGTCTCCTGGGACACGGTGGCGAACGCCAACGCGCCGGCCAGCGCCATCGCCCGCGCCCTGGGCCTGCGCGCCAAGCTCGACGAGCAGGTCGGCTGGCACAAGACCCTGTCCAACGTGCCGGTCAACGGCGTGTCGGGCCTGAGCAAGGACATCTACTTCGACCTGCAGGACCCTGCCACCGACGCCGGGCTGCTCAACGCCGACGAGGTCACCACGCTGATCCGCCGCGACGGCTTCCGCTTCTGGGGAAGCCGCACCTGCAGCGCCGACCCGCTGTTCGCCTTCGAGAACTACACCCGCACCGCCCAGGTGCTGGCAGACACCATGGCCGAAGGGCATTTCTGGGCGGTGGACAAGCCCATGCACGCCTCCCTGGTGCGCGACATCGTCGAGGGCATCAACGCCAAGTTCCGCGAGCTCAAGCGCGGCGGCTACATCATCGACGGCGAGTGCTGGTTCGATCCAGCCGCCAACGACAAGGACACCCTCAAGGCCGGCAAGCTCTTCCTGGACTACGACTACACGCCCGTGCCGCCGCTGGAAAACCTGCTGCTGCGCCAGCGCATCACCGACCGCTACCTCGTCGACTTCGCCGCCGGCATCACCGCCTGACCCCATTGACCCGCGCGGCCCCGGCCGCGCCGTAGGAGAGCCCAGCCATGGCCCTGCCCAAGAAACTCAAGCACATGAACCTGTTCAACGATGGCAACAGCTACGTTGGCCAGTGCAAGTCCGTCACCCTGCCGACCCTCGGCCGCAAGTTCGAAGACTGGCGCGGCGCCGGCATGGACGGCCCGGTAAAGGTCGACATGGGCCACTCCGACGACGGCATTCAGATCGAATGGACCCTCGGCGGCTGGGACCTGACCGTGCTGCGCCAGTTCGGCGCCGTGAAGGCGGACGGCGTGATGCTGCGCTGGGCCGGTTCCGTACAGCAGGACGACACCGGCGCCGTGACCGCCGTCGAGGTGGTCGCCCGCGGCCGGCACGAGGAGATCGACTTCGGCGATGCCGAATCCGGCGAAGACACCGAGCACTCCATCACCACCACCTGCACCTATTACAAGCTCAGCGTGGACGGCAACGTCGAGATCGAGATCGACCTGCTCAACTTCGTTTTCATGGTCAACGGCGAAGACCGCCTCGCCGAGCACCGCAAGGCCATCGGCCTGTAAGCCATGCGCGGCCAACGCCCACCGTTTCGCAACCCGTCGCAGCCACCAGGCGCTGCGGCAACCCCAACCCCAAGGAGCACACCCATGAGCAAGACCGATACCAGCGCAGCACCCGCCGAAGCGATCGACAACCCCAACGAGCGCACCGTCGAGCTGGACGGCGCCATCGTGCGCGGCACGCAGACCATCACCAGCATCACCCTGCGCAAGCCGATGGCCGGCGAGTTGCGCGGCGTTTCCCTGGTTGAGCTGATGCAGATGGAGGTGCTCGCGCTGCGTAAGGTGCTGCCGCGCATTACCACGCCGACCCTCACGGATATTGAAATTGGCCGGATGGACCCTGCCGATCTACTGCAGTGCGGCGTGGCGGTTGCTGGTTTTTTGCTGCAGAAGTCGGCGAGGGAGGCCTCCCTCGACGCGTAGAAGATGCGATGGCCGATATCGCCATCGTCTTTCACTGGGGCCCAGCGGAGATGGAACCGCTGGGCCTCGCCGAACTGATGGAATGGCGCGAGCGCGCCCGCAAGCGTGCAGAGGTGAAGCATGGCGCGTGATCTGAAGCTGGAGGTCGAGCTGGGCCTGATCGACAAGGCCCTCGGGCCGATCAAGGCGATCACGCAGGGTAGCGGCAAGCTGGCTAAACAACTCAAGGCCAGCCGCGACCAGATGAAGGAGATGAACCAGCAGCAACGGGACATCGCCGCCTTCCGCACCGCCAACATCGAGATCGCCAAGCAGTCGCGCGCCATGCGTGATCTTGAAACCAAAATGCGCGGGCACACCGACGCGCTTGAGCAGCAGCGCACCGCACACGTCAACCTCAAGGGCAACCTCAAGGCCGCGCAGACGCAGTACAACAAGCTGTCGAAGGCGCTGATCGATGGCAAGGGAAGCTCTGCCGAGTTCCACCGTGAGCTTGAGAAAGCGCAGATCAAGCTGCAATCCGCACAGCAGGCGTTCACCCGCTCAGCCAGTAGCATCAAGAAGTACCAGGATCGCGTCCGTGGTGCTAACACCCAGCTCGAACAGCTCAAGCGGCAGCAGGAGGCCAGCAAGACCAGCCTCGGTTCATTGCGCACCAAGCTGGAGCAGGCTGGTATCAGCACCGAGGGGCTGGGCAAAAAGGCGCGCACGCTGCGCACCGAGCAGGACCGGCTCAACACTGTCCTGGAACAACAGAAGGCTCGCCTCGCTGCCGTGACCAAGCAGCAGGAGCAACTGGCGAAGGTACGCAGCGCCTATGCCAAATCCCAGCAGCTTGCAGGGAGCATGGCAGCGGCAGGCGCTGGGGGGTTGGCTACCGGCTATGCGCTGAGCCGCCCCGTATCCGCCGCCATCGGCGCGTTCGCCCCGGCAGAGAACGCCACCACCCAGCTGAAAGTCTCGATGATGGGCGCCGACGGCAGCGTCGCGGAGGACTTCCAGAAGATCTCCGACCTCGCCACCAAGCTCGGGGATCGGCTGCCGGGCACCACGGCGGACTTTCAGAACATGATGACCATGCTCCGCCGCCAGGGCCTAAGCGCCGCGTCTATCCTGGGCGGTACCGGCGAGGCGGCGGCCTACCTTGCCGTACAGCTGCAAATGCCGGTGGTGGAAGCCGCCGAGTTCGCGGCGAAGATGCAGGACGCCACCCGCGCAAGTGAAACGGAAATGATGGGGCTGATGGATGCCATCCAGCGGACCTTCTACCTGGGCGTGGACAGCAGCAACATGCTCCAGGGCTTCAGCAAGCTCGCGCCCGTGATGGGCGTAGTGAAGAAAGAAGGCCTCGCCTTCACCGACATGATGACGCCACTGCTGGTCATGATGGACCAGACCGGCATGGCGGGAGAGTCCGCCGGTAACGCGCTGCGCAAGGTCTTCCAGGCCGGCCTGGACATGAAGAAGGTCGACAAGGCCAACGCCTCGCTGGAAAAGCTCGGCATCAGCCTGGATTTCACCGATGGCAAGGGCGAATTCGGCGGCATGGATGCGCTGTTCCAGCAGCTCGACAAGCTCAAAGGGCTAAACAGCGTCCAGCGCACCAGCGTGATGAAGATGCTGTTTGGTGACGACGCGGAAACCCTGCAGGTCGTCAACACCATGATGAGCAAGGGGATCGCCGGCTACCGCGAGGTCGCCGGCAAGATGACCGCTCAGGCAGATCTTCAGAAGCGCGTGAGCGAGCAGCTCGGCACGCTCACCAACGTGACCGAGGCCGCTCAGGGCAGCTGGACGAACGCCCTGGGGGAAATCGGTGCAACGGTCGCGCCGACGCTCAAGGAAATCATCCAGACGCTCGGTGAACTCGCCAACCGGCTCGGCGCCTGGGTGCGCGAGCATCCAGAGCTGACCAAGCAGATATTCATGACGGTGGCCGGCCTGGCGGCATTGGTAGCGGCTGGTGGTGCGCTGGCGATCACCGTTGCCAGCATCATTGGCCCCATCGCCATGATGCGCTTCGCGTTTGCCTCCATAGGCATCAAGCTGCCGAGCATCATCGGTCTGTTCAAGGCTCTCCGCACGAGCTTCACGGCGGTGGGGGGCGCTTCGGGCTTGTTCCTGCGCATGGGCACTGCCTTCCAAATGGCAGGCGGCGGCGTCGGCGTGCTGCGGATGGCATTTGGTGGCCTATTCAAGCTGTTGTTTGGCTTCATGCGCGCGAACCCGATTGCTGCTCTGATCCTCGGTATCGGCGGCGCCGTTATGCACCTCGTTGGCCGTATCGACCAGATCAAGGCGCTGTTCAACGCAGGCGATTGGATGGGGTTGGGCAAGGAGATCATCAACGGCATCGTCGCTGGCCTGAATGCCGCGACGCTGGGCATGTTCGGAGTCGTTGCCGATATCGCCACCGGAGCGGTGAAGAAGTTCGCCAGCGTGCTCGGAATCCACTCACCCTCACGCGTGTTCGCCGAACTCGGCGGCCACACGATGGACGGGCTCGCCGTAGGCTTGCAGCAGGGGCAGGGCAATCCCTTTGCGGCGATGGAGAACATTGGCCAGGGATTGACCGAAGCTGGCAGCAGCGCCGTGGCCAGTGCCGGCAATCCTTTCGCCGCTTTGGCGAGCGTCCCGATCGACAGCCGCCCGCCACTTTCAGCACGAACGCCGGCCGGAGCCAGCGGCGGCTCAAGCAGCATTCAGATCACCATCCACGCCGCCCAAGGGCAGGACCCGAATGCCATTGCCCGCGCCGTGGCTGCCGAGCTGGACCGCCGCGAGCGCGAGAAGGGCGCCCGTGCCCGCTCATCCCTATTCGACCAGGAGTAGCAGACCATGATGATGGCCCTCGGCATGTTCGTGTTCAGCCTGGAGACCCTGGCCTACCAGGAATTCCAGCGCCAGACGGAATGGCGCCACGGCTCCACCAACCGCATCGGCACCAACCCGGCGCGGCAGTACCTGGGGCGCGGTGATGACAGCATCACCCTGCCGGGCGTGCTGCTGCCCGCGCTGGCTGGCAGCCAGCTGAGTCTGGATGCCCTGCGCACCATGGCCGACACCGGCAAGGCCTGGCCGCTGGTGGAGGGCACCGGGAAAATCTACGGCACCTGGGTCATCGAGAGCCTGAGCGAGACGCGCACCCTGTTCTTCCGCGACGGCCAGGCGCGGCGCATCGAGTTCACCCTTTCGCTCAAACGCATCGACGATGGCCGGGTGGATCTGCTCGGCAGCGCCATCGCCGCCGGCGGTAACCTCCTGCGGAGGCTGCTGTGATCGAGGAACTGCTCACCCAGGGCAAAGGCCTGCTCGACCAGGCCAAGGGTTACGCCCAGCAGGCGGCGGACAAGTACCGCGACGCCACCGCCTACCCGCAGCCGATCTGCCGCGTGGTAGTCAACGGGCAGGACATCACCAGCGCGATCGAGCAGCGCCTCATCAGCATCGAGCTGACCGACAACCGCGGCATGGAGGCCGACCAGCTCAGCATCAGCCTCAGCGACCACGACGGCCTGCTGGCCATCCCCCCGCGCGGCGCCGTGGTGCGCCTCTGGCTCGGCTGGCACGATACCGGCCTGGTGGACAAGGGGTCATATACGGTGGACGAGGTCGAGCACAGTGGCGCGCCGGACGTGCTCAACATCCGCGCCCGCAGCGCGGACCTGCGCGAGGGGCTCAAGGCCAAGAAGGAACGCAGCTGGAGCGGGCAGACGCTCGGCGCCATCGTGCAGACCGTGGCGGGTGCCTACGGCCTGAGCCCGGTGATCAGCTCCGCGCTATCGGTCATCCAGCTCGCCCAGGTCGACCAGGCCAATGAATCCGACGCCAACCTGCTCAGCCGCCTCGGCCAGCAGTTCGACGCCATTGCCAGCATCAAGGCCGGGCGCCTGCTGTTCATGCCGGCCGGCAAGAGCGTTACCGCCAGCGGCGCCGCGCTGCCGCACATCACGCTCACCCGCGCCGACGGCGACAACCACCGCTACCTGCAGGCCGACCGCGACAGCTACAGCGGCGTGCGCGCCTATTACTACGAGCTCAACAGCGCGGAGAAGAAGGAGGCGATCGCCGGCGGCGGCGACAACCTCAAGGACCTGCGCCACACCTACACCGACCAGCAGGCCGCCCTACGCGCCGCCCGCGCCGAGTGGTCCCGCCTGCAGCGCGGCACCGCCACGCTCAGCTACACCCTGGCCAAGGGCCGCCCGGACCTGATCCCTGAACTCACCTACAGCCTGATCGGCGTGAAGGCCGACATCGACGCCGTGGTCTGGCTCGGCGCGAACGTGCGGCACTCATTCACGCCGGACAGCTACACCACCGCCCTGGAGCTGGAATCCAAGCTGCCGGACGCCGACGACATCGCCGACCTGGCCGAGGCCGGCAACTACACCGGCGTGCTCGCCTGGTACCGCGACGAGAAAACCGGCGAGCAGAAGAAACTCACCGAAGGCGACCAGGCCAGCCCCAAACGGCTGCTGCACCTGTACGCCGAAAAGAGCAGCGCCCAGCGCGCCGTGGAGCGGGAATGGAAGCGGATCCAGCAAGCGAACGCCTGAGCGAGCCAGAACCCGAGGCGGCGCCGTATCAGCGGCCGCTATCGACCTGGGAACTGGTGGACGAGGAGTGGGAAGGGCGCGACGACGCGCCGATGTGCATGTAAGCAGGGGAATTTGCCAGCAGTGCTTGACGGTGCACCAATGGTGCACCTATTATTCACATCAACGGGGCGCGCAACGCACCCGCCACTGAAGAAGCCGGGCACACCGCCACGGCATGCACAGAGGGCAACACCATGAAAGCAGCAACCGTCCGCATTCAAATCCTGTCCGACAGCATTGGCGCCGAGTGGAACGACATCGACGTCGCCGGCGAAGCCTATGCCGAGTTCCTCGAGGGCCGCCTGAGCGAGGCCCTGCAGCGTGCCGGGTTCGCTACCGACGACGTGCGCGTCTCCTACCACGGCGACCTGGCCGGCTACGCCAGCCGCACCGTCTGGGCCGACTCACTCGAAGACGAGCAGGCGCTTGAAGCGATCGTCCAGAACGAGGGCGAGGCTGCCTGGGGCGCCTTCTGCGATTCCGAGAGCAGCCGCGACCTGTAATTGACCCGCCCCGGCCAGCCGCCGGGGCTCTCACCTGGAGCACCACCATGGCCAAGAAAGCCGGCATTCACATCGGCCCGCAGCTGGACGCCATCATCGGCACGACCGGCGACGAGACGGGCATCACCACCAGCAAGCGCGTCAATGTCATCGGCGACCGCTACGCCGAGATCCTGCGCCGCGAGCGCATCGAGAAACAGTTCAGCGAAGCCGAGTGGAACGCCCTGCGCGACATGCTCAACGGCACGCTCAGCGAGCCTGCCGAGCTGATCCGCGGCAGCCTGGCGATGGGCTGGGAGGATTCGGTCGAGGACGGCCTCGCCGAGAAATGGGACGTCGACTCCGCCGCGCTGCAGAACAAGCTCGCCGCGCTGTCCTACGTCCAGGAAGTGGCCGTCATCGAGGCCGTCGAGCGCTGGTGGCGCAACCAGGGCGCCACCGCCAACACCCCTGCCTGAGCTCGGGCAGGCATGAAAAAGGCGCCTTTCGGCGCCTTCAGCTTTTGATGGGTACGCTCAGTGAATCGTGCTCTCTCGCCAGTCGAAGACGTGCGCGAACAGCCGTTGCAGTGGGCCGATCTGCGCAAGCTCTTCTTTCTTGTAGCCCATGGCGCGCATCTGCTCGTTATGGCACAGGCAGTTCAGTACGTGCATCACTGGCGGCTCTTCGGCTTCGATGCTCAGCCGCGCCTCGCTGACCTCGTGAAGTACCTGCTCCGACTCAGCGCCAAGCATCCTTTGCTCCAAGGCGACGAAGCGTCGGGCAAAATCATCGTGCTCACGAGCGCGCCGCGTACTGCCGACAACGAGATTGACGGAAGCAAGCACTGTGACCAGAGCGGAGGCCAGCAGCGCTAGGTCTTCGGCCTTTCCAGCCTTGAGGATTCCGTAGATAGCGGCCGATCCGAAAATCACGCTCAACATCGACGAAAGCTGATCGAGGCGATCAAAAAAAGCCCGGCGTCGTTTGTGATAACGGATGGAGCGGCGAATCCCAAACAGCATGTCGTGCCAGCGGTCGGCCAGCAGGACGTTATCTGTTGTTTCCCCCATCGTGGTCTCTCCTGCTCGGCGGCTTGAGTGTGTCAGTCACATCGTCGAAGACCGGGCGACGATCTTGGCGCTCCGAGTAGTCTTCGTGTAACGGCCGCCCACGATCGTGGTGGCTCTTCTCAAGGCTATCATCGTCACGCTTGTTGTCACGGTCTCTCACGCTAAAGCTCCTGGTAGTTGGATGTAGTGCAGGTCAGTTGCGGTTCTTCTTGCCAGTTATGATGTAGAGCACATCCACATCGCTACGCGCGGCCAAGGCCTGCAGGTAATCAATGGGAATGACAGAAGATCCATTCTCGAAGCGCTTTTGCTTGTAGTCGGTGATGCCGGCGAGGTGTGCCAGCTCGTGGATGGCCAGGCCGAGGCGTTCGCGCTCTTCGGTTAGGCGCGCGCCGAAGGCGTGGTCGAGGGTTTCGTCAGTAATCATGTGACGTCCTTGTTTAGTCGGGATGAGTGCTGGCTATTGGCAAAGGCTCTCGCAGGGGATGCCATCTTTGTCGCGGTCCAGCCGGCTGTTGCCGCACTGCTCCAGCTGGAAGCGGGCTTCTGCGCAACTGCTCATCTGGCCGCATGTCTTACGCGGCGAGCAGCTGTATTGGCCGTCGTTAGCTGCAGCAACGAGAGGTGCACCGCCGTATGGCTTGATTGCTGGGGCTTTGGTTCCTTTTCGCCAGTCCCAGGGCGCGATGCGCTCCGCTTCAGGCAGCGACCAGAGGCCGCGCTTTGCGACGCGGGCGTCGGCTTCGACAGCAAGGAGGGACTTGTCGCGGTTGTACTGGCGGTAGACCCACGCGGCACCGCTGCTGACCAGCTCGCGGTTGATGTCCACGCCATTCACGTACACGCGACCGATGACGCGACCGTAGCGGTCTTTTTCGTTGGATTCGACGGTGGCTTGCTGGCCGAAAGCAAGATCGGAGAGGGCTTGGCGGGCGCGTTTGCCGTAGGGCTGGGAGCGCTCTGGCGTGTCGATTTCCGCCAGCCTGACTTTGATTTGTTGGCGCTCAGCGGTCAGCAGGGTGAGGGTATCGCCATCAGCAATCGCAACGACCTTTCCCACCAGGGTGCCGGCAACCGCGAACCCTGAAAACACGATTGCCAATACAAAAAGGGCGGCGCGGCGCATTCCCTGTGCTCCTGATCTGTTCTCAATGCGAACAGATCATGCCAGCCTTTTGATATCAGCGACAACGGCCTCAAGCTCCTGGATACGCTGCTCAAGGACCTTCAGCCGTTTCTTTTCCTCAGCAGCGCTGTGTATTTCTCGCTGAGCGTCTTCGTCCAGCGCTCGGTACAGCTCAAGGATGGCTTGCTCACGCGGGTTCGCCGGCTCGCCTGCTGCAAAAGGGGTTTGCGCGCTTTGGTCGCGCAGCATTGGGCCGGCACCGGTTAGGAGCCAGTCAAGAGCGATGCCATGCTTATTGCTGAACTTTATGCATTCCACATAAGGGACGCTGTTCCTCTTTCGCCATCCCGCCAACGTCTGTCGATTCACCGGAAGCGCTCTTGCCAAGGCGCTATCAGTAGACACCTTGAGAAAGCCCATCATTCGAGCAAGCACCGCTTCAAGCGAGTCTTTATCCATTTCAGCCAAAAACCTTGTTGACTTATCTGAACCGCATAATTAACTTATGCGCAATGCGAACAGATTACCCAAACAAGGGATAACGAACCATGAACAAGCAACAGATTCACGCGCGTCTGATCGAGCGAGGGCTCAACTTCCGCAGGTTCGCCTTGGCTCACAACTACGACCCGCGCACGGTCACACAAGCGGTTGAGCGCTGGGCCGGTTCCCAAGAGCTGCCAAAAGGCCGCGTTTCCTTCTCCATCATGCGAGACCTCTCCCAGCAGATCGGCGTTGAGTTGATCCCGGGCCTGCTCACGCATCCCTTCGCCAAGGCCAGCTAAACCGTAACCGGCTTAAGCCACAGGGAAAACTAGAAGATGAAGCGCGAAGTTCTAGCCAGCCGCCGCCAAGTGATGACCGCCACGCTGGCCGCGTACCCCGGTGGCCGAGAATGCGCTGCGGCCCGCTTGGGCCTCCCGCCGAAAAAGCTGGACAACCACGTTTACGAGAACGCCGGTAGCCGCCCCCTGAGCGATGAGCAGATCCATCAGCTCGAACAAGAGGCGTGCACCACCCATCTGCCTGATTACATCGCTGCGCTGTACGGCGGCGTGTTCGTACCGCTCGCCAACCCGGACGAACTCGACAACATCGACCTGTATGCCCGCGCCCTGGTGACCACAACCAAACGTGGCGCCGTGGACCAGTTCATCGCCGACGCGCTCGCAGACGGCGTGATCGATGCCCTGGAGGTAGAGGCGATCCTGGCGGCGCACCGCAAGCACATCGCGGCGCGCCATGAGGAAGTCCAGGCGGTGCTTCTGCTTCACACCAAGCGGCAACAAGGAGAGCAACAGTGACTACCAACCTCATCCCGGTGTTTCAGGGCGAGTTACAGGGCTGCGCTCAGCAGCTCTGTGATGCTCAGGAACTGCACCTTTTCATGGGCGTGCAGACCCGTTTTAACGACTGGATAAGTCGCCGGATTGACCAGTACGGCTTCGTTGAAGGCGAAGACTTTTACTCATTCATGAGTAAAAGCGACGGTGGTAGACCGGCCACTGCCTACCACCTCACCCTGGACATGGCGAAGGAATTGGCCATGGTCGAGAACAACGACCAGGGTCGCCAAGTGCGCCGCTACTTCATCGCCATGGAGCGCCAAGCGCGCGAAAGCAGGGGCGCTTCTTACCTCAGCATGAACCACCAGTTGGCTATGCACCGGCAGATTCCGAAGCTGATCGCCCAACTCAAGGCGGAAACCGTACCGGCCATTCGGGCCACGCTGTATGCCCAGCTCACTCAGCACTGTCACCAGCTCGCCATCCCGGCGCCGGCGATGGAAAGCGTGGGCCGTAGCGTCCAGCCGCCAGCGGACCTGTTCGACGGAAAAATGTAAGCGCACGCGATACAGCGCCAGCCTATCAACGGTGGGCTGGCATCTGGCAAATAGCAGTAGGCGCCACGGCGCTTCGTTTACCGGCACTGGCCGGAGCCGGCTTCACGGCAACAGGGGAGGGGAACCAGTGAGCGTAGCCAACAACGGCGGATACAAATGCCTATGCCCAGCCTGCGGCGAGCGCATGCGCATCCGCAACAGCGAGGCGCAGACGCCCGTTTTCAAAACGATGTACGCGCAGTGCCTGAACATGGCCTGCGGCGCGACCTACACCGGGTCGCTGACGTGGGACCACGAGCTGAGCCCATCCGGCCTGGACCGGCCGCGGGTGCGGCTACCGCTGGCCCCGTCAGTCGCACGTATGCAGGCCCTGCGCGACAGCAAACCGAAAACAGACCAGCTCGACATGCTCGACCACATGGAACCGGAGGTAGCCACCGCATGAACGTCACGACCCTACACGACGCCCAGGAGTACCGGGCCAGCATGCAGCGCGCCGCGCTGACCTTTTTGCAGCGCCACCAGGGCGAGCACCTGACCGACGATGGCCACCTGTTCGAGCGTGCCGTCGGCTACCTGGTCAACGCGCTCGACGTGCCGGCGTTCATGGCCGACCGCCTGGTGCACCTGGCCATGAGCGAGCTGGAGTGCCTCAAGCGCCCGGTGATCGGCATCGACTACGGCACCCGGGACGAGACCCGCGTCGCCCTGGTGAATTTTTTTTCGGGCGAGGCGGTATTAATCCCCCTGCGCCACCTGCCGGCGCGCCTCCAGCCGCCTGCGGTTCTGCCGGCTGCAGCAGCCGCTCACTGATCACACCCTGAATTGACCCATTCCCATGCCCGCCTGTGAGCGGGTAGGGGGAAGTTGCGCCCTGACGGTGGCCCCTATGACTCACGTTTCCATTCAAATCAGCCTCGACCCGGCCCAGGCCGAGGCCTACCTGCGCTGGCTGACCAGCCAGTACGAGCAGCTGATGGCGGACTGCTGGTACGACGACCGCTACCGCTACACGCCGACCGGCTTCCGCGCGCCGAAGATCCTGGCGGACCACCCGCACATCGCCGGCATCAACCGCACCGCACGCGAGCTGGTCAAGCAGCTCAGGCAGCAGGGGGTGCGCGCATGAGCACCCATCCGATGCCGGCCTGTGAGGCGCTGGCGGCCGATCCGGCGCGTTACATATTCAAGCGGTATTTGGCCGATCTGACCGAGGCGCCCGACTACGAGATGAGGTATCGCGAGTGCTGCCGCCTGGGCGGCTACCTTGGCGCCCTGCTGGAGTGCGACGTGATCACCTGCGACGAACACAAGGCGCTGCGAGAAGAAATGCACGAGTTCGTCTGGGGGCCGGCCCAATGAAAGAAATGGACCGCCAGATCCGCGATGAAGTGCTGCGCCGTTTCGAGGCCGACTTCGGCCTCAAGCGCCGCGCCGGTACCGACTACATGCGCGGCGGCACCTGCCCGAGCTGCGGCAAGAAGGAGCTGTATTCGCGCTACGACCAGCCCTGGTTCATCAAGTGCGGCCGGGAAAGCAAGTGCGGCGAGCAGTGGCACGTCAAGGAGCTGTTCGATGACCTGTTCGACGACTGGAGCAAGCGCGCGCCAGCGACCGAGAAGGAGCCGACCGCCAGCGCCAAAAGTTACCTCCAGCACGCCCGCGGCTTCCGCCTGGAGCTGATCGAGGGCTGGTACAGCCAGGACAACTACTGGAGCCGCGAGTTGGGCATCGGCTCGGCCACCGTGCGCTTCCCGCTGGCCAACGGCGGCTACTGGGAGCGGCTGATCGACCGCCCGCACCGCTTCGGCAAGCAGAAGGCACGCTTCGCCCCCGGCCAGAGCATGAAAGGCTACTGGTGGTGCCCGCCGAGCGTGGACCTGCTCGAGGTCGACGAGCTGTGGATCGTCGAGGGCATCTTCGACGCCATCGCGCTGCTGCATCACGACACTGCCGCCGTATCGGCCATGAGCAGCAATGCCTTCCCCGCCGAGTCGCTCAAGGCCCTGGTCAAGGCCCGCGCCGAGGCCGGGCGCAAGCTACCGAAGCTGGTCTGGGCGCTGGACAACGAGCCGGGCGCACATCGCTACACCCGCCGCTGGGCAAAGATGGCCCGCGAGCTGGGCTTTACCTGCGAGGCCGCGCAGATCCCGCAGCGCGACCGCAAGGTGGACTGGAACGACCTCCACCAGCGCTGGGCCTTCATCGAGGGTGACGACAAGCGCGAGGAGCAGATCGAGCGCGACCTGCGCGAGGCCCGGTACCACGGCAGCCTGCTGCTGGCCGAAAGCGCCGCCGAGAAGGGCGCGCTGATGTACGAATGGCGCGAGCGCCACGAGTTCCACTTCGCGTTCGAGAACCGCCTCTACTGGTTCAAGATGGACCTGGAGAAGTTCAACAAAGCCATGCAGCACCTGGAGGAATCCGAACGCCAAGAGGACCAGCTGCTGAACGACCGCCAGCGCCGCGACAAGGCCCTGCGCCAGTGCGGCGCGGTGGTGGAAATCGCCAACTGCTATCCGCAGGCGCTGTACTTCCAGCGCAACGAGGTGACGGACGAGAGCTGGTACTACTTCCGGGTGGACTTCCCCCACGATGAGCCGACGGTGCGCAACACCTTCACCGGTGGCCAGGTAGCGGCGGCCAGCGAGTTCAAGAAGCGCCTGCTCGGTATGGCCGCGGGCGCCGTGTTCACCGGTACCGGCGCGCAGCTGGACCGCATCATGCGCGACCAGCTCTACGGCCTGAAAACCGTCAAGACCATCGACTACATCGGCTACAGCAAGGAGCACAGCTGCTACGTGTTCGGCGACCTGGCCGTGCGCGGCGGTGTGCTCGAGCAGGCCAACAAGGAGGACTACTTCGAGTTCAAGCAGCTGCGCCTAAAGACGCTGCAGAAGTCGATCCGCCTGGAGATCGCCCGTACCGACGAGGGCTACCGCGCCGAGTGGCTCGACTGGCTGTGGACCTGTTTCGGCACCCAGGGCATCGTCGCGCTGGCGTTCTGGTTCGGCTCGCTGTTCGCCGAGCAGATCCGCGACGAGTACCAGAGCTTCCCCTTCCTGGAAGTGACGGGCGAGGCGGGCGCGGGCAAGTCGACCCTGCTGATGTTCCTCTGGAAGCTGTTCGGCCGCCCGGACGAAGAGGGCAAAGACCCTTCTAAAATGTCCAAGGCCGGCCTGCGCCGGTGGATGGGGCAGGTATCCGGCATGCCGCTGGTTCTGCTCGAGGCGGACCGTAGCGACAACGACCGCGGCGCTGCCAAAGCCTACGACTGGGACGAGCTGAAACCCCTGTTCAACGGCGGCACCCTGGGCGTGACCGGCGTGAAGACCGCCGGCAACGAGACCTACGAGCCACCGTTCCGCGGCACCATCGTGATCAGCCAGAACGCCACGGTGATGGCCAGCGAGGCGATCCTCACCCGTATCGTCAAACTGCACTTCGTGCGCCCCGAGGTCACCGCCGCCAGCCGCGCGGCGGCGGACAACCTCAACCACCTGAGCGCGATGGACGTCAGCCACTTCCTGCTGATGGCCGCCCGCGCCGAGGGCCAGGTGCTGGAAACCTTCCGCGCCCAGGTGAAGGTGCACGAGCAGGCCCTGCGCGAGCTGAAAGAGATCCGCATCGAGCGAATCATCAAGAACCACGCGCAGCTGCTCGCCCTGGTCGACTGCCTGCGGCTGATCATCCCGCTCACCGATCGGCAGCACGCCGGCGCGCAGCGTGAGCTGGTGGCCATGGCGCTGGCTCGCCAGACCGCCGTCAATGCCGACCCGGCCGAGGTGGCCGAGTTCTGGGAGGTGTTCGACTACCTGCAGGGCCTGAGCGAGGACCCGGTGGTCGACCACTCGAAGAAGCCGGACGTGATCGCCATCAACCTCAACGAGTTCGCCGAGCGCGCCGCCGAGCACAAGCAGAAGCTGGCGGACGTGGCGACCCTGCGCACCCTGCTGCCCAACAGCCGTTCCCGCAAATACCTCACCCACAACAAGGGCGTGGACAGCGCCGTGCGCGCCGCTTTCAACCGCCGCAACAACACCCTGACCCAGCGCGGCACCACGGTGAAGTGCTGGATCTTCCAGAACCCCGACCAGAGCGGGCGCGGCAACGCCTGATTGGTCGAGCAACACCCCAACCCAAGGAGAAGCACCATGCAATTGAACGTACTACGAGCCCCGGAAATGCCCCGCAGAACGACCCGCCTGCTCCAGCTCGCGATGGCTGATGGGCAGCAGGAAGGGCATGTCATCTGCGCCAGCCTCTGCAGCGCGGCCGGGTTGCGCCGCAGCATCCGCCGCCTGGTGGCACGCGGCGCGAAAGCCGTGTGCATCGACGAGTGCACCGAAGCTCAGCTCGGCGTTATCCGCAACATGCGGGGCTGCATCCCGGCAGGCATCCAGATTCACGTGGCGATCGCCAACTGAGACCAACCCAAGGAGAAGCACCATGCAAAACGAAAAAACCACCGAGCCCAAGCCGTTTTCAGCACTCAAGGAGGCGCTTTTCTTTCTTGATTACGCCAACGACTCAGTTCTCGAGGCGGAACGCGACCTGGCGAAAGCAAAGCAGGCGTTCACCGACAAGCTGCGAGCGCTCGGGCCCGTATGGCTTCAGGCATCCGATGCGGCTGAAAAGATGGGGGAACAACTGCCAGACGCGTTCCGTGAAGGCGGGCTGCTCATCAAGTTTGACGAGGAAGGTGTAGCGAGCGCCGAACGCTTACCCGACGCCGCCTCGAGCCACACGTTGTACACGCTGGCCAACAAGGCTGGCGAGTAAGCGGACAGGTACATACCAATGGCCCACTACGACGATGACGAACCCAGCCTAAGCCTGCGCGCCCGACTAGCCATGACCGGCTGGATCGGTACCGGCCTAACCGGCCTGGCCTACGTGGCCAACCACCTGCCGGATCTGTTCCTGGCGATCGCACGCTGAAAACAAGAAGGCCCCGGTGAGCGGCAACTCACCAGGGCCTGACCAACCCAAGGAGAAGCACCATGCAAGCACATCACACCCAGGGAGGCGGGGCACAGCATAACCCAGCTCGCCACCTGCACCTGATCACCATCGCTGACGTCCCGGAGAAGCTCTGCCGCAAGTGCGGCGACACCTGGCCGGCCGACGGCGAGTTCTTCTACCGCCAGGCCGCCAAGCCGGATGGGCTGAGCGACATCTGCAAGGCCTGTTACGTCGAGCTGCCCAGCGTCATCGCTCGCAACCGCTACAAGGCCGGGCGCATCAGCTCGGATTGGGAGCGGCTGTTCCAGGAGGTGCGCCATGCGTGAGCGCCCGATTCTGTTCAACGGCGCGATGGTTCGCGCCATCCTGGATGGCCGCAAGACCGTGACGCGGCGCGTCGTGAAGCCTAAACAGGCCGGGCGCATTACTGGCGCGGCAGGACCGGGTATGGCAGCGGAATACCTGGGCATCGACAACGATGGCTGTGGGTGCTTCTCGATTCTTCAATGCCCATACGGCCAGCCAGGCGACCGACTATGGGTGCGCGAGACATGGTCTGACGTGAATATGTGCGGCGCTCCGGCGCTCGCATATCGTGCGGATAGTGATATTCGTGACCTGATGGCGGAAGAGCTTTTCCTTGATGAAGATGGCGCTTTCAACTACGTCGATCAGCGCTGGAAGAAGTACGACTTCTGCTGCTGGTATGCGGATTTGCACCAGGCGCGGTGGCGACCCAGCATCCACATGCCGCGCTGGGCCTCCCGCATCCTGCTTGAGATCACCGACGTGCGGGTCGAGCGCTTGCAGGCCATTACCTACGAGCAGGCCGCAGCTGAGGGCATCCATCGTCATAACCGCATGTGGTCGGCGACCGACGAGGGCGGCTTCTGCCATAAGTACCCCGAGCCCGCATTCCGTGACCTATGGGAAATAACCGGCGGCGACTGGAGCGCCAACCCTTGGGTCTGGGTGGTCGAGTTCAAGCGCGTGGAGGTGGCCAGTGTCCAGTGAGCCTCGCATCCGCCCATCCATGGCCAGCCACCGGCTGGACCTGCCCAGCATCTGCGACATCTGCGGCAAGGCGCGCGCCACGCGCCGGCACCAGACCTGCAGCCGCATCCGCCAGCAACGCAAAGCCGCCGAGTGGGCCAGCTACATGGCCAACCTCGCCGCCAAGAAAGCCCAGGGAGGCCGCCGCTATGCCCGTTGAGATCCGCACCCGCTTCACCACCGGCACCTACGTGGCCACCGTGCGCGGCGATAAACGTACCGCCAGCAACACCATCAGCGCCAGACAGGCCGCCGAAGCCATGGCCCGTAAGCTGGGGCTTGATCCGGCGCTGCTGCGCGAAACCCAGCGCGATCTGCTGCGCAGCGGGGTGGAGCTGTTTGTGCATCCGGGGGAGGTCGTATGAGCCAGCATCATCAAAACAAGCCAGCCCCGGCGCAGGATGATCTAGCGGCATTCCAGCTGTGGAGAATGGCGCGAGGATGGGACGACCCGATAACCCCGCTTGAAGTTTGGAATGCAGCCCTTCGGTATGCAACCACCTGCCCCGCGCAGACCGAGCAGCAGCCGGTCGAGGTGATGCGCTTCCAGCTAAAGCACCCGGACACTGGCGATACGCGTTCCGTCACGCTTACTCGCTCCGAGGTCGCGGATTGCATGGAGGACACCATTTTCGAGAAGCTCGGCGACTTGATCTGCGACTGCCAGCCGGTCGGCGAAACGAACGTCGTGGACTGCAGCTGCGACGATTATATCTACGAGTTCGAGCTGGTGAACGCAGCCCCCATCGCGCAGACCGCCCCGCAGCCGGAGCAGAGCGGGCTGGTGGAAGCACTGGAAGCAATCGTGCGGCAGTACCCGAACCCTGACATCAGCCACGTCGATTACCGCGTGCATGCGTGTAGGCAGGCCGAGCAAGCGCTGGACGCCTACCGCGCCGCTCTGCCCAATCACCGAGGTGGCGCATGAGCTCCGTTAACGATCGATTCTAGAAATCACACCAACCCATTCGAGGCCCGGCAACGGGCCTCTCGCTTTGGCTGGGCATAGACTCCCGCCGTTTCCATCAGGTGAGCACGACCATGCACGAAGGCGTCGAGGTGCGCGGCAATTCGCTGCGCGTCTATTTTCGCTACCAGGGCGAGCTGTGCCGTGAGCCGTTCCCAGGGGATGCCTCGCCGGCGAACATCGAGCAGGCCAGCCGGCTGGCCGGGCTGATCCGCCACGAGATCAAGCACGGCACGTTCAGCTATGCCCGGCACTTCCCTCATTCGGTGAAGGTGAAGACCAACACGTTCGGCCACTTCATTGACCTGTGGCTGAACATCAAGCGCAACGAGGTGGCGCCGTCCGGGTTCAGGGTTTACGAGGGCAGGGCGGAGCTGCACATCCGCCCGAAGTGGGGCGCGCTCCAGGCGGACCAGATCGACCACCTGGACCTGCAGGAGTGGGTCCAGGCAGAGCTGATGCCGAAGCTGCACAACAAGACGGTCAACGAGATCATCGCCTTGGTGCGGCAGATCTTCCGGCTGTACCGGATGCGCAACCGGATGGCGCATGACCCCACCGAGGGGCTGCGGGTGCGGGTGCCCGATCGGGACGATCCGGATCCGTTCGACCGCAAGGAGATCGATGCCATCCTCTCGACGGAGACCGCGCGCGAGCAGGAGCGCAACCTGGCGCAGTTCATGATTTGGGCGGGGCCGCGCGTGTCGGAGGCGATCTCGCTGGCGTGGGAGGATGTGGTCGACCTTGACAAGGGCATCGTCCGCTTCCAGCGTTCCCAGGTGCGCGGCCACTACAAGGTGACGAAGACGCGGCGCTCGGTGCGCGAGGTGAAGCTGCTGCGGCCGGCGCGCGAGGCGTTGCAGGCGCAGGCGGAGTTGACCCGCGATCTGGAGCCGGTACTGGTGGACGTCACCGAGCGGGACAACAAGACGGTGCGCGTGCGCAAGCTGCGCTTCGTGTTCCACAACTCCAGCACCGGCGCGGCGCACACCAGTTCGGACATGCTGCTCAAGGGCTTCTGGCGGCCTCACCTGAAAGCGGCCGGGGTGCGCTTCCGCGGCCCGAACAACTGCCGCCACACGTTCGCCAGCCAGCTGCTCACCACCGGCGCGGTGCCGCTGGAGTGGATCGCAGACCAGATGGGGCACACGTCCACCGACATGATCCGCAAGCACTACGGCAAGTGGATCAACGACGACGGGCCGGACATGGTCGGCATCCTCGAGCACGCGCTCAAGCTCTGA